CACTCTATCTTCCTATCTTTGCCGCGAACCTGAGCGAGTTACTTCGCGTGCATGGATATGTTCTTGATCATCGGTGGTCAGGGATGGCCGTAGTACGATGGATCTATAAGATCCATTGTAATGCGGGGAAACGATATCCCGCTATCCACCATAGAAATCTCCAGGAGGACAAGAATCAGTTTTATGACGTGGTGACAGACGATCTCTTGCAGGGGTTTCTGTCCGAGTGGAAGCATATTCCCGACTTTATGAATGATACTAAACATGGGCGTATTGTTTGGGATGAGCTAAAGGATCTGCTGTGGGCACATGTTGATCTGGAAGAAAGTCCTCAGGGCAAGCTGGTCTCCAGTTGGTTCGAGTCATCTGATACAGAGTCGGATGGGGGAGGAAAGGGAGATGTCTACCTCAATGATGCTGCTGCAGGATTTCACGGATATTAAAAGTAGTCCCAAGCACTAACCTTATTCCCAGGTATGAGAGTTTTTAGGGAGAATACCAATGGTAGATGCTTGTCTCTTAAATTCAGCCACCTTCTTGTCAAAGGCAAGTGCATCCGGAGAAGTGGGAGTATTCCGTTCAATATCACCTGCATTTTTCAGGGTATTGGCCGGCTTTTTTCCATAACATGTGACTCCATAGCGCAGCTCTGGATTATCGAAATAGCCTCCGTTCACGCCTACCTGTCCACACACATCTCCTGCATCGGCTCCGTTTTGGGTCTTATCATACGTTTCCTGAGAGGTAGGATAGACTGCCATCTGCCCTTTGACCCAGCCATAATTACACCAATCAGCACCCTTTGACCACGCCTCTTTGACTTGATCATACGTTGCTAATTCAGCACCCAACGCCTTGCACAGCGGCTCGGCATCATAATAACTATATTTATTGGATGATACATTGAAGACTTCCTTTCCAAGACTGGGTAAAACTTTTTCCACCACTGCACCAATCGAGCGGGACTCCTCTGGAGACTCTTCTTCAGGCTCAGGTTCAGATGCGGATTTGGGTGTAGATGTATCTGCCCCAAAGAAAGACCCAATACTACTGGTCATATCAGACCATCCCCTCTCAAGTTCGCTTTTAAAGATGTATAAGAGTGCTGCAGCTACTCCAATGGCAATGGCAATCATCACATACGTCATGGAAAACATAGACGTGACGGATGACATGTTTGGCATAGATGGATATGTTGCTGGTTGACTAGCAGGAAGTATGCTAGCAGGAAGTATACTATTTAAAATACGTGAATTCTGCCTATTCATCTATACTATCTATTCTGTGGAAAGTTCACCGCCGGTATATCTAAACACCTGACTCAGGACGCGTACGATTTCCACCGCGGGAATTAATATAGTCCCTCTGTTCTGGTGTTGTGCAGACGCATCCACCATCGCAAGAATAGGATGCACCGCAGCAGGAGGGCTTGCACTGATTATTTTTAAACATGAATAAATTATCGGGTCCCAGCTCGCCCTGTGGTGCAAGCAGTGGTTCATTCGGGGAAGTAACCCTCCACTGACTGGAGGTTCCAGTCTTCAGCTTCAGCCCATCGAACTCGCCCATCGGTGCATACGCATCCTTTGCCCCTGCAGCGTCTGATCCCAAGTTTGCAAAATTCTCACGAAAGCCAGATTGCATATAGGCCGCAAAGCCTTCGCCAGTTGGCCTGAACGCCGGAGAATCAATCATGATCATTAGCACATTTGCAACAATCAGTGCAATTAACGCAGCCACAAGGAACATATTTCTCTTGTTCATTTCTATTGAGACAGGAGAGAAGGAATTCTTCCACAGTGGTAAAGTGTTCACTTCCTACTTCATTCACATCTCGAATGATGAGACCATTTAGAAGAAAGGTTCCAGACTCTGTTCCAATATGCATCAAAGGAGATTCCTCGTTACGTACCAATCGTCCAGGGCGTATCCATCCCTTGGATGTTAGGATTCGTACAGATGCATTTGGCGTCGTCGCATTTCCTAGCTCAACGGAACGATAGATACTCGTCACCCGCGTCAGACCATTCATATCCTGAATCAGATCACCAACCTCAATCGAATCAATGGTCACACTCTTTCCATCGCGATTTACCACACTTTTTGATCCAACGAGTCCCATCTGACCTGCAACAGGGATAGGCGTGCCGAGGAGAGAGGATATCATTCGGTCAAGCGCTTCATCTCCGCGATCCAAATGTGTCCAGTCGCGAAGAAGAAGTTCAGCCTCACCCTTAACCGTCCAGGTGCGTGTCGAGGTCACGAGAGAATAAACATAAGGAGGAGATTCACAGGGAACGGCTCGAACATGATCTTTTGCAAAGACCCAAGCTGACTGTACGGTATCATAGACAATGTGCAGACTTGAAATCACCACAGAATCAATCGTCACAGAAGATCCTCCTTTTCCGTACAAGATTCCCAGGACGCGCCCCTCATCTAAGTTCTCCCCAAGTCGAATGGATTCCACAGGTTTCCAGCCATCTTTTGCTTTCACTAAGGTTCCTGGACTCACACAGTTAAAGGATCCTTGCATCCCCCCCACCTGACTCTCATATCCAAACGCAGAAATAGCAATAATCGTAGGAATAATAAGAATTCCAATAAAGGGGGAGATAGGGATAAAAATCAGGAACAGAAGAGAAATAATAATAATGAGAAGAATAATAATCACCTTAATAAATAATTGAATCGTATTCGTAATACTTTTCACAACCGAGACTCCCGCAAACGCAGCAGCGATGGTAATTCCAAAGATACGTTCAAAGGCACTATTCAATTGACCAAAAACACGGCGCATATTGGCCAACAGATATCCTGTTTTTTTCCAGGCGTAATTGATGAGGGAGTTAAAGGGATTTGCCACTCCCGTGGATGCGGCATTTCGCATCGTATTGATCGAATTGTTCGTGGTCTTCGCCGTTGAGACTTGAGCCGAGAAGGTACTTAGGATAGGAACCATCACGAGACCTATGGCGCCATCAATTATCTCTTGAATGCAGAATTGAAAATTATCGGATGAAAATTTAGCTCGATCCACATTATCTTTCGGATCAGGAATATAGGAAGCAACTAGCATGCTTACAGGATAACATCGTTTCGATGGCCAGTCGCGTCGCAACTCGTCGAGCTGGGTTGTTAGTGTAATATAAATGAAGAGACAAATATAGAGAAAGGTAACAACTAACAGAGGAAGATACCCCATTCTTCTGTTACTATAGAACATCCTCAGCTATACATGGACGGGCTCAGCTTTCATTGCGGATTCATACGATGTTTGTATAGATAAATCGTGAAGTTCAAACATATCACGAAAGAGAGTTCCTGCGCGTGTCTCGAGAATGGCGGAATCACTCACGGCGAAGCTTATACACAAGCCAGGATGGCTACTCACAGACTCTCCTCTAACCCAAGCCCCCTTCCACAGAGCTGTTGCATATCCAAACCGTTCCCCTTTGTGTTCCGTAAAGGTCGTACATTCACGAACGATGATGGCAGTAATAGTTCCATGACGTACTTTCATTCCAAGTTGAATTAAATTCGCCGGACAATAGCTGCCATCTTCAAGACGTAGTTCTGTGGCAGGATCGACTCCTGTAATATAATTTTTATAGGCGTGATAGGTATGAAGGCGAGTGAGTCCATTAATGCGCTTGAGAATTTTCTCCATCGTTTCTTCATCGGCTGCTTCGGTTTCGTGATAATCGCTAAAGACACGTCCTGCAATAGGGAGAGTATGGGTTGACGTGATGAGACACCGTAGGGGACGATCGACTCCTCCAGACCATATCTCCCCTTTCTTTCCATCGACAGACTCTCCTGACAAGATCCACTTGCCGTTTTCCTGGAGATAATGCATTGTGCTGGCGGTGACGCCAGCTTCGCTGCCTCGGCCTCTTTCGGCGCCGCCGGCGCCTCGGAAGTCAATCATCTGTTGCCCATCTCCAAGAATACTCACCGTCCCTGTGACACGAACCCCATCGATCATATCGCCAATCACCACATCCTTCATTTCCTTGTAGCTACCATTCACCAGAAGCAAGGTTTCAGGAGGGAAACATGCCATAAATGCCATAAATTTAAATATAGTGGTATTGGTAAAGTTCTGCCCTGCCTTGATTCCTGAAAATCCCATATACATCATCGCATACATCGTACCAAAAACACGAGACATTAAAAACTTCAATCGCTGTGCAGAATATTGGATTCGATACATCAATGCCTTCATGCGCCCTGAAAATTCACTAAACACCTTGCTAATATTCCCAATCAGAGTGGAAAAAACCATGCGAACCGAATTAATACTTGATAATAAGGTTGCCAACACTCCTGTAAAGCTACCCAAGATTCCGTAAAAGGGAGAGACGGATACTGATGCACGGGAGTTGAATCCGCCTTGCAAACAGAATTGAAGATTTTCCATGGTGTCATGCCCAAATAATGAGGCAAGAAGCATATATTCAACCTGGCATCGATACTCTCCCCAATTCTCTTTAACAGTATAATAATTGCCAATTGAGGAAGATGCGAGCAGAATTCCGAATAAAATCATGCTTGTCAAAAGAATCGAAAAGAATGATCTTTGGTTTGGTTGACACGTCTCCATGAAATTATCTACTTAAGACGCCATTCTTAGAATACTGCGCACGAACCCAATTGCGATCTTGTGCAAATACGGCAGATATGGCTGGATATTGCTGAGATAACTTGGCGACGGCATTTAATTTATGATAGGTTGTGGATGGACCATAGGCGTTCACTGCTTTTGTTAATGCATTGCGCCTTGATTGTTCAGAATTTTTATAGGAGTATCCATATTTTTTTAAGTCGCCCTTGTGTAAGGGACGAATTAAACTCTTGCGTCTCACACAGGTTGCCGGAATATAGGCGACTTTCTGAACTCCACCTTCCGTATATTTACGCGTATGAGCAACGCGAGAGATTTCTCCATTGCGGCATCCCTGTTTTCCTTGCATGGGAACACAGGTGGAACGAACTGGGCGACCATTTTTACGAGTATAGGCTCTGCGGCGTTGCATATGTTCAGGACAAGGTTCCATCTACTTGTTCGTCAGAAGATCTGTGTGAGGAATCGACTGAAAAGGGATAGTCGCGAAATCTTCGTGTTATCGTATACGTTAGTCTAGGATGAAGGTGAATGTGCCAAGGTAACATATGAGGAGAAAGAGCCCGCAAAAGCTCGACAATGCTATCGTGGAGCTCGGTGTCGGGTTCAGGAATATTGCTTACTATAATATCTGTTACCTGCACTGCATCAATATTCTCACAGTCGACAGTATCATCCGTACACCGATTAAGAAACGCAGTGAGCGCATCATAGACACATTGGAGTCTCGGTAAAACCTTCGTTCTCAGATTCGATGTTGTATGTGTATTGGCAGTACTCTCTTGAATCATCTTTGCATGAAAGGTTTGCAGGAGGGTATCCATTGCCTCGAGCCGTTCCTCAAACGTTGCCATCTCTCTTCTGAAGGAAGGTAAGGAGCAAAAGGAGCGTAAACGCAAAGATAAGAAGAGTGTTTTTTCTCAATGGGGATGCTTTCGCCAAAAAGATACCTAGGAGGCACAGAAGAATCATCAGAAAGAGAATATAAGATAAAAAGACGAGACGATCCATTGGAATGGGGGGATTCTCAAAGGTCTCATAAGGGTTTTCTTTGGTGTCATAGAGGGTGTCAGAGGAAGCTTGGGCGCCAGTTTGAGTTACCTGTCGCATCAAAATACACTGGGGTTTTCCGGTGAGAGGATCATCTGCCCCCACTTCTCCACACTCGCTATGTGCAACAGGAACGGGAACAGCGCTCATTTATATATGCGTACGTTTATTTGGAATAGTTACTCGAGACAACTAGAATGCCTCGCCCTGAATTTCCCCCTGAAGAACCTGTGGTTCCTATCGAGCCAGACATTGCCGCAGCTCGGGCAAAGTATATTCGTGAAACCGTTGAGAAGATCAAGGAGCTTCGGGCGAACGGATCGACGCATGATACCATCCAGGAGGCAACCGGAACGTTCTCTGCGCAATACCCTGGGTTATTCAAAATGATGTTAAGCGATTCATATAACGACGCCTCTCTCCGTACCATGATTACGCTCCTTGAACGTATGGGAACGGGGACTATGTCACAGCATCAAGCCTCGGTCGTAGTTGGACAGAGGCTTCATGATATTTATATTAAACCAAAGCTGAGTAATGCCGAGATGAAAAAGCCTGAGTAATCGTTACGCTGAGACAGAGTATGGGACAGAAAAGGTTTTACACCACGTCATACTTTGCTCAATGGCATCTTTCACATAGGCTTCAATATCCTCCTTTTTCATATACATTGCCTTCCGTATACTTTCCAACTGTAAGTTCTCTTGCCATTCGATTTGCTCCTTGATAGCCCCAATATAGGGAGAATCAGGGGACATAGAGCAGAGCCGTGTAATTGGACTTTCTCTATGCTTGACTTGAGCACGCTGTAAATGCTCAATCCAATCTACCGCCTTTCCTCGATATCCTTTTCCAATGAAATACCGTTCTGAGTTACAGGGGCGGCTGGTGGCTGGTTTATACAGGAGAAAGGAGTCGAATCTAGCCGCAGTTCCAATGATCAAATCGAGCATCACAGGACTATAAATATCAAATAGCTTGATAATCATTGTTCCGCCTCTCGCTAGGCACCGAAGTCCAATCAAAAACGACGCGAGTACCATCTGAAACGCATGCTCTTCCTGCTTCGTATAATCCGTACTGAAATCGAACCCTCCATCCGCAGTAAAAAGCATTGCTCCATTCGCCGTTTCGCAAAAAGCGTCCTGATTCGCTTCTAATAAGACATTTCCTGTCATATCTTCGCCATAGACTAATTGAATCTCTGGATGCTTCTTGAGAAATTTGGATGAGCGTTTCCACCCAGGAATGTGGGAGCGTGTTGATTTTAATGTCATGGCATAGGAATGCTTCAACTTCTCTCGCTCTTTTCCTTGCTCGACCGTGCACTGGAGAAATCCTCCAGGACCTTCGCAAATATGGGCAGAAACCATCGGCGCTGTAATTGATCCCCATATATCCGCCACATAGCTCATTTCCACCATTTTAAAATAGGATCGACTGAGTGGATTCACTAATGCGAGACTGGGGAAGGATTTCGTATCTGACGTAGAAAAAATAGCCTCATAGGGATTGGTGATCTTCTTGCGCAATTCCCATTCATTGGCAAATTCGAATGATGCAATCTCGTCCTTTTTCTCTAAAATGGCCGTGTGGTCATTTTCCACCCATCCCTCACGAAGAAGGATGCACGGTGGAGGATCTCCTTGATAGGAGATCGCTTCAAATAATTCCCAGGTGGGCGTCCCACTCATTACTAGTATGCTATGGGCAGCCTTTAGACAGTGACGCAGTGACGGCCTTTACACCGTATCGTCTTCTTCTATCTCCGCAAACTCAATATCGTCCTCATCCAAGAGCTTGGCGCTAGAGGGAAGCGTCATATTCATCTTCAGGCGGGAAGGAGAACACATATCATCGACCTCACGCATATCGACCGCACCCAAGCCCATCCGCTGATCTTCATCGGGTTCAATCACCGCAGGCTCAGGCATGTTCTTCTGCAGACTCAAGAACGCTCCCTCATCGAGGAGCACTTCCGTAAACGTAGTACCTCCACGCATTGGTTGACCCGTCATAATGTTCGCAGAAACTCCTGTAATAGGATCGATTTCACCAAACACGGCGGCTTTCAGAAGAATTCGCTCCGTCTCCTCAAAACTCGCCTTAGCCAAGGGTCCAATGTCCAGCTTATTAATTCCGTACCTGTCGACGGACATCAGACGTCCCGCTCGTGTCATCACATCCACCAGGAGACCAAGATGCCTGTAGTTAATCTGGCCATCTTCAAACAGAGTCTGAATCTCATTGTACAGAATCTGCCTCGTGGCCTCAATACCCAAATGCCCAAGAACATCGTGCACGTGAGTACTGTAGACCCTGGTACCATCAACAGCAGGATGATTCATTGCCTCCAGGAAATTGCTGCCATCCGTATCCAGGATATACTCCTCCTTGGCCATATACTTCTTCTCCTTTTCATCGTAGACAAAGCGCTCATCGCCCTTGCGGAAGGTGACCGCCTTGATGCCAGGAAAGCCGCGAATAATCACTGAATTCAGGAGCTTGTTCTGGAACTTCTTGTAGGCGGACAAGGCATCCAGAGAGGAGGGATCGCTCTTTCCATCATCCATACTCTTGAGCGTCAGACGAATCCTCATCACCAGCTTCTGGCTATTGAAATCCGAGTAGACCATGCGAATGTTAGTGTCAAAGAGACGACGAAGCACAAAGAGAATATCCTCCATCGTGACATTCTTATCGAACATCTTCTCTCTGTTCAATTCTAGGCGCAGAATCCACTTACTCCAGAGTGTCTCATCTCCCTCAGCAGACACTTCAAAGAGCTTGTAAAACGCCAGGAGATCCTCATCCTCCTTGAGAACGGTATTGGTATCACTGGGATCGTAATAGATAGCCGTCTTCACCGTCATATCTCTCAGCAAGGTCAGTTCCAGATCCTGGGCGACTTCCCTGGCCTTTTCCTTACTGTTACGGAATTCAGGCTTCAAGGGAATGGTCAGAGAGACGGCCTTGGGATTCTGCGTAACCTTCAGCAGCTCCTTCAACCGAGGAACGCCTCGCGTCACATTGGACTTACTTGCCACACCAGCTAAATGGAACGTATCGGCGCAAGCAATGCAGTCTTCTGTCATGAAGTTGCGCGTCTTTTCTACCGTGAAGTCATATACCCTATCTTTCATTGGGACAATCTCCTTAATAGATGTGATCGTATCCCAGATCATGTCGCCAATTGTCTTCCGTCTACACTTGGGAACGTAATCATCTGTGAAATGGTAGACCAGGGCATTCTGCTTCGCTGCATGAGACAGAGTGAATGTCTGAGCAAAGATCTTACTATACTTCACAGGAACATAGAGGGTGTAGTTCGTCCGAACGGAATCGAACACTCCAACATCAGGAGTGCGAGAGGAGAGTGTGCTAAAGATTCCAAAGCGAGCAAGAAGAGTTCCCATGCGACTGATCAACTCCTTTGACACAGAGGTAGCTTTGACACACCCCGTCTTCTTTTCTACCGTGCCATCTCCGCTAATATAGCCATCCATCAGCCCCATCACAAAGGGATCAGGAGCCTGAAAGACCCATTCAGGAAGAGTCTTCTCGTGGCTGACGCGACCAAAGATCTGCATGACTGTGGCCAGAAGTGTGGAATGAATCACGAGACTGGTGGTTGTACCCTTGATACCTGTCTTCTCCGCCTCTCTCTGCTCACACACCTGGTGGGTTCCAACATTCCACTCAGCCATGAGGGCATTCACTCTCTCCAGGTAAGCAGAATCATTGTTGGTAATATTGATCTGGGTAGTATTTGCCATTCCCTCAGCAAGGTAGGCGCCAACAAAGAACCCAAACTCCTGTGTTAAAGGGATCTGCTCTGGAATCTGACTCACATCTGGCCGAGTGCGAGCAGGGTAGACAAAGCCAGGACGAATGGACTCGGCATTTGCGTTCTTTCCATCCACGATTGCCTCGCGGAAAGCATCACTGCGGCTATAGGGGACTGTGAAGAGAGTTCCCTGATTCTTCTGGAACCAATCGCTATCGCTCTGCATGGCAGCAAGTGCGGCCTGCACATCCGTCCCATACATCCACTCCGTCGCTGGAAGAATGCTGCGAAGAGAGAGGCTTTCCTTATAGCGAAGGCCGTCAAGTGCAAGTGAATTGGCAATAGGGAGAATATCTCCCACCTCCAGCTCAGAACCATTGATATGCTGAACCTTTCCATCAATGAGGGTGAGGAACGACTTGCCCTTGGTCGCCTTAATCGTACGGCCAGAGGCGAGGGTAACCTCCAGGATGGTATTCGTTCCATCCTCATTCACTACAGGATGTCTGGTAATGGCCTCCAATTTTGTCCACATCATCTTACCCTCCTCATCGCAACTAATTGCCTGCCAATCATTCCCATCATCCAGCGCTAGGTACAGCTGATTGTTAGGAAACTCCTGGATCTTGTCCGTATGTGCAGCTAGGTGTGCATCAATGAACTCGCCAATCTGCGGGCAGACAATCTCACCATTCTTGGCAATCATCACCTTTGTGTCCCAGTCGACACTATTTAACGTCATTTGCGTACTCGGTTCGCCAATACTCTGTGCAGCAATAATTCCCACGTGCTCTCCAGGCTGAACCCAGGCCTGCCAATTCTTTGTCACGAGAACCTCGCAAAGGGTGTCAAAGGCTGACTCGGTGAAGCGATCCTGCAGAATCAGCTTACTGGGTGACAGATAGAAGCGCAGGAGAGCCGCCCAGATGATATGATAGCCCTGGGTCTTCTTGAGCACTCCCTCAATTCCCTTTAACACCGTCGCGGGAGTCAGATTCGTCTTTTGCTCAGACCGAAGGCCGAACTTGATCTTGATATTGAGAATCAGGCGTTCCAGATTCACAGGGGAATAAATATTTCCCTGACGCCCACTCCTGAACATTTCCTCCACAATCATCTTCCTGTCTGCATACATCTGCTTGGTGTACGCAGCCAGCACCTCTGCATCGTCCCCGCGAGGAACACCCAAGACTTCGGTCAAATCAACGCCCTTCAGCCCGAACTCCTTATCCAGCTCGTCATCCGTCATTGAGGCCAGAGGGAGAGGCTGGGACTCAATCTTGGTCGAATTGATGCCATCCTCGCCATAGTGAAACTGGGTGATATTCATATTGGCATCGCGAACTGTGCCATCGTTCTGAACCACCAAATCCTCCATGGCCTTCACAATCTGACGCTGAATATATCCTGTGTCGGCGGTTTTAACTGCTGTATCAATCAGACCCTCACGGCCTGACATGGCGTGAAAGAAGAACTCGGTGGGAGTCAATCCGCCAATGAAAGAATTCTCAATAAAGCCGCGGGCTTCTGCACCGTCGTCATACTTCTTGAAGTGAGGCAGTGTCCTGTCCTCGAACCCATAAGGAATACGCTTACCTTCAATATTCTGCTGCCCCACGCACGCAATCATCTGCGCAATGTTAATGGGTCCACCCTTGGATCCCGCACGAACCATGGCCGTCATGCGGTTCTCCGTCGACAAGGTATTCTGGCCAATCTCTCCTGCCGTCTCCATAGCCTTATTCAGAAGACCAAACGCCCTGTCCTCAAACTCACTCTGATTCGTCTTTCCTGTATTATTGTCAAAGAGATCCTGGTGCACTTCCAGCAGCACCGTCTCGATCTGCTTCTTCTTTGACTGAATTGTCTCGTTCATCTCTTTCTTTGTGTTTGCATCAGCGATCAAGTCACTAATTCCCACAGAAAACCCGTCATAGATCAAGAACTGGGCGACCGTGTTCTGCAGAGAATCAATGAACTGCACGGTATCCTTGCTCCCGTAGTCATTGTAGGTCATGTGGATGATGCCCTTACTTGCCTTGCTAAAGATGCCCTTGTCAAACTGCCCTTCCACGACCTCGCCCTCGCGAATGAGAACGCGCTTCTTTCCTCCATTCATCATATCAATGTTGATGGGGGGAAGCAGCTGACTGATGATTTGCTGACCTGACCAGTGCGTCTCTTTCTTGGGAGGAGGAAGAACTCCCGTGAAGCGCTTGTTCCACATCATCATATTCATGAACTCACGGGTATTGAATTTCACAGCATCGCGGGTCAGCCTGTAAGAGCCGACCAGCGTGTCCTGCACAATACCAATCACAGGAAGACCATCTCTTGGCCTGAGAATCTGATGGGGCACGGCAGCGATCTCCTCCAGCTCAGTGGCGGCCTCAATACTCTGGGGAGCATGCGCATTCATCTCGTCACCGTCAAAATCAGCATTGTAAGGAGCAGTCACTGACACATTCAGACGAAAGGTCTTGCCTGTGAGAACCTTGACCTTGTGTGCCATCATGGACATGCGGTGGAGCGTGGGTTGGCGGTTAAAGAGGATGGGATCATTGTCCATGAGGTGACGGTTCACAATATCACCCAGGTTAAGCACTATCTCCTTGGTATTCACGTGGCGAAGACTGATGATGCGCCCATCGACACGGCGAATGGTCTTTGCGCCTGGATACTTGAGAGGACCATTCTGGATCAGTCGGTATAACTTGTTTCGGTTAAAGATGGTGACTCGCTCAGGGCGCGTCAGATTCATCGCGATCTTCTCAGGGACGCCCAGCTCGGCAATGGAGATGTTGGGGTCTGGCGTGATGACGGAGCGGGCGGAGAACTCCACGCGCTTTCCTTGGATATTGTAGCGAATGCGACCCTCCTTTGACCCCAGGCGCTGCTGGATGGATTTCAGAGGACGGCCATTGCGCTGGGCTGAGGGAGCGACGCCAGGAATCTGATTGTCCACGAGGGTGGCAATGTGATACTGGAGGACGTTTGTCCACTCATCAATCACGGACTTTGCCGCATTGGCGTCGATCTTTGGCTGCAGATAGGAATTGTTCGTCTTCACAATCTCCGCCAGTTTATGTGTCAGATCATCCTCTGAGCGCTGATTATTGTCCTGGATTACGGAAGGACGCACCTGGGGAGGAGGAATGGGGAGCACGGTGCAGATCATCCAGTCTGGCCTGCACCAATAGCGGTTCAGGCCAATGAAGTCCACATCCTCGTCGAGAATCTTGCGAAAGAGGCGGAGCACGTACTCCACCTCCAGAATCTGAACCTGCTTCCCAGACTTGCTGCCGCTCGCATCATCGTCCCACTCGGCCATGATACGGGCAATCCCCTCTCGGACGAAACGGGTGGGCTGAAGAGCCCCACACCCATCCTCCGTCTCCTGGCCACAACGGTGAATCTCCTTGGAGGCTGCCAGGACTTCTCTCCACCTCACCTCGCCCTTCTTCTTCAGGAAATGGCTTCGGTAATTCTTGTCAATGCGGAGCTTTGAACACCGGATACATACACAGGACAGAATATTCAGGATGAAGGGGAGGAACTGGATATAATAGACAGGCCTCGCTAGGCGGAAATGGCCGAAATGACCAGGGCACTTGTGATTGGTCTGACCACAACTCCTGCATTCCTTTCCATTGTCGATCACTCCCATGCGCGGATCAAAGAGACCTCCAATCTTCGGCTCGTTTCCCTCGTAGGTACCAGCATTTGTAATCTCTACCACAGAGCGCTTCTCAATCTCATCGGGACTGAAGACGCACAGCTGAATTCCCACAATGGGTTCGATTTCTGAAGATGGAGTATAAAACCCGGCTGGCATCTGATGGTAGGTTGGACTATCTTTCTAAGCCCTGGCGCGAATCAACTTTTTAGTTGGCGAAATTACTTTAGGCTGGGTACGAAAAATGTATGATGCGTAGAATAGAATGGACTATAAAATAATTAGGAGTAATAGCTTATCAACAATCCAAGCAGAAGTGAAGCAAGCTATGGCTGATGGATATCTGCCACAGGGAGGTGTAGCTACGGGCAACCTCGAATTATATCAAGCAATGGTTAGGACTTCCGGTTCCACTTCCGCAGATGCTAGTGCCCCTCAGGGAGGTCGTAGACGTACTCGTAGATACAGGTCTTAGATATCGTATGGAAATTGATTATAAATCATTGCATGTTCATGCTGACTCCTTCCTTCAAAATCATAGGGTTCATTTGTATTTTTGGTATAATAATAACACGCGATTGATGTGCGAAGAATGTCTGGTGGAACCATAAGCCTTTCTGGGTGTCCATGAAAACTCTTACTTGTTGTATTAAAAATCACACATCGATTTAATAGTGGAAGAATCTTTTTTACTGGTTCTTTATTTGTACATAACCACAAATGACCCTTATAGGCTTCCTGCCAGTCTGGATTCAAATAAATAAGAATATTAATTCGTCGGTCTAATTTCCCGTGCTCTGGATGGGTATAGGTGTTGAAATCTGTATGTATAGCTAAATATCCATCTTGCTTAATCTTATGCACTCCTGCCCCTTTTAACGAAAGATCGTTCGGTAAAATGGGCTCGATTCCTGTGAGTCTTTCCATAGATTTCACAAAGGACTCCGATACTAATTCCTTAAATAAAGAGGATGTTAAGGTTCCTACATTCGTGTTAAAGGCAAATTTATTGTATTCAAGGGCATTCTTTCGTGTTACTTTATAATACGCATCGTTGATTTGCAAGGCGGTTACCTCCTTGACTAAAGGCTCAAGATACTCTTCGGTTAAGAAGTTGTCAATAATCATGTGAGGAAAGGGATATGTTTCTGTATATCCTTTTTCCATTTGCTCAATGGACGCTGGTGAAATCATCTTATATACAGAGAAACCCCTATTTAGACCTCCGCGTTTTTTCTAAGGATTAAGTATAATGGCGCGTCGCATGACAAAAGGGAACAGCAAGAGCAAGAGGAATGCTAGAAAGGGCACCCGTAAGCAGCGTGGAGGATTCAGCTTTCCGAGCTTTCTTTCGCCAAAGCCTGTAGATAACTCCCCAAAAATCGATGTCAATGATCCCCTTATATTAGACCTTGTCAAAATGTTGAACGATCCAGTACGTAGAAATGATCCAACTTATAAATATAAAGATATTGAGGATTTATTTTTTGACTTAAAAATGAGTCACAACCATAAAGGTATTATTGAGAGAGCTACTCCTGAACTTAGTCCCTTAAAATTGTTATCTCGCTGTTCTCCAAATAGTCCTAACTGTCTGAAAATATTATCTGGCATTTATTGGAAAAAATATCCAGAAGCACGTGCGACACTGAGTGACCCTTCTATGATCCCGAATTACATTTTTAAAAAAATAATTGAAAATGGTGCATACACAATGGAAAAACTTAACACTAGAAAGGAAGCGTTACGAAAGCTTGTTGATGAGCGTGTTACAAAATAGAATAAATACTTAACTCTAAGGTATACAGTAGGTCAGAATGCCTTCCGTGACCTTTCCTCCAGGCGCTGAACGTACAGGAAATAAATTCATCCAATATTTAACGTGTAAACTCATTGGACATTTATTTGGACATACGTACGGCGAGGTGGTGAACCCTGTCTCTGTTACAGAGAGTGAGTTTGCTCGCATCCTCCAGGAGAAACCCTATTATCTTTGTTTCGTCGATATACAGATTTCCGGTCTCTTTCAACGATCCGAGTTTTTTGTTCCCTATCGGCAAGTTCTTCTCGATATCGTTTACGATCCTGGAAATACCGATTTCTGGATAGTAAATGGAGAGCCAGTGTTCGTGCGCGATTTACTCGCCGATGTTCCTGTCATTGGATCTGAGGCCGATCTCTTCATGTCGGTGCGCCTCGACGATTTCCTGCATTACCCTTGGCATTCCAAGACGGATATCCCCTATCCCTCCTATTACAAGGACATTCTGCGAAAGAGTACCTTTCGAAACCTCTATATTATTTGTGATACCGTGAAACAGGAATGGGAGTGGAAGTATCTCGAGGAGTTCGCTGAATGGAAGCCGATTCTGTTACAGGAATCCTTCGCCCACGACTGTTGTCTCATGCGGACATGTAAGAGACTCATTCATAGTAATAGTACGCTGTGTTGGGTCATGAGTTTTTTGACGCGAGGAGAGAAGGAACGTTTTATCCCCAATACACGGCATTATGAGGCGCAGACCTTGGAAGCCATTGAAGAGAGCGATTCCGTCTTCTATCCTGAGACGATGACCCATGAAGAGATGGGCTGTAAGGTCTAAGGAAAGCATATATCTGTGTATGGAGAATACATATATAATGCCTGTATCCGAACGTATCCCCCTGCTCGATGGTCGCGGGTATGTTGAACTCCTCGATACCTTTGGCGACGATTTAACCGTGGTGAATGCTGCACGCGTGAGTTTTGCCAAAGAGTCTACGGTAATGGAGCCAAGAGATGAGAAGCTTATTCACTATCTTGCAGAACACCATCATATTACTCCCTTTTTTCATCCCCAGCTCCGTTTCCGTCTCAAGATGCCGATCTACGTGGCGCGCGAGTGGTTTCGCCACACCATTGGATTTGCACGTAATGAAGTGAGTCGTCGCTATGTTGATGATGCCCCAGAGTTTTATTTGCCTCAAGTCGATTCGATGCGTGAGCGTGATACGAATATCAAACAGGGCTCGAAGACTACCGCGATTGAGGAGGCGCGCCACTATAGAGATACCATGAAGAAGTTTCAATTGCAGGCAGCAGACCTTTATTGGGAGCTTATTAAGGAAGCAAATCTTGCGCCTGAGCTGGCGAGAGGCATTCTTCCCCAGTCAATGTACACGGAGTTTATTGAAACAGGAAGTCTTTCAGCGTATGCTCGACTCTGTTCCCTTCGCCTGGATCCTCAGGCGCAGGAAGAGATTCGCGTCTATGCTGCAGCAGTGTCAAGTCTTATTCAGGAGAAGTTTCCTGTCTCCTGGAAGAGCTTGTCTGCCTGAGGCGAGGCGTAAAGGCGGAACGATGTATAAATTCAGATGAGTCTTCTGTGTCTAATGCCTACTGCAGGAAATACGCACTATGCGAATGTCAAGGCAGACGAGAATGCCGGCGTTGATCTCTATGTTCCTGCCGATGTTACCTTTGCTCCTGGGGAGAGAAAGTTCGTGGGAATGGGCACTTCAGCGGCTGTGATTGAGAATAGTGTGCGTGCTCCCTTTTGGCTGGTTCCTCGCTCATCTCTCTCCAAGACAGGTCTCATGATGATGAATTCTGTGGGTGTCATTGACAAGGGGTATAATGGAGAACTCATTGCGGCCTTATGGAATACCACGACCAAGGAAGTGGTAGTGAAGAAGGGAGATCGGCTCGTCCAGGTCGTTAGCCGAGACATGACCAGTTTCGCTGAGGTGTCTCTCGTCGATCAGGTGTCTACCACTACACGAGGGGATAAGGGATTTGGAAGTAGCGGGAGATAACTGATGTGCGGATAAACTTCTCCGACGATGACTTTTTTCTCAAGACAATTAGATGAGCCTATTACCCTCTCCAATGGTATCAGTGAAGGATTTACTCCCATTGGTTGTTCAACATTTTGTAGATCAAGGCAAAACAGATGACGAGATTGATGCGATCTTAGCAAAAGAACAAAAGAATATGACCCAAAAGTATAATGATGAAATTAAACGCGATTTTCATGTTGCCGATGCAATGGCTGCATATACTTCCTATAAAGCAGATGTTCAACCAATGATAGCACAACTGAATAAATTGCGACAAATAAGTGCTGCAAAACAGGCGAATGTACAACGTGCAAAAAATGCAGGTGGTTCCAATAGTAATTCAGAAATAGCAGCATCTAGTCAAGGAAGTAATGCTAGAAGCGAGATAGACAGAATTACAGGGGAAATGAAGGAAAGGATAGAACGCTATCAAGCTGAGCTTGCACAGGCGCATCAGACTGCTGCAAATGAACTGATTAAATTTGTAGAGTTAGTTCCTCTTCATCAGGGGGGGAGAAGAACACGTAGGGCGCGTCGTCGCCGTCAGCGGAAAACTAGGGCTCGTCGTTAGTACATCCCCTGTATAGAATGGACTCAACCTGTTTCGTCTATTGTTTAGCAACGATAGACGAACCATGTCAAACGTATGTTGGTGCAACCATTGATCTTGATAAACGGTTACAAAAACATAATGGCCTCTTGAGTGGAGGTGCACGAGCAACGTCACGAAGACCCGGGCAATGGTACCGCGTGTGTTATGTCAAAGGGTTCACCGACTGGAAGCGCGCCCTATCCTTTGAGTGGCATTGGAAACATTTTTCACGAAAAGCTCAAGGAACTCCCTTGGAGAGGCGGCAGAAAGGACTCGATTTGACGATGGCATGGGCTAATGCAACGCTCGAGATTGTTTATGAATAAGATTGTAACTCCATGTTTTCTATGCAAGGGAGAAGGTGCTTGTTCAGATGGCGTAACGTATCGGTGTAAAAGGTGTCTTGGTAGCTTTGAAGAGTGAGGACTGTACTATTCTGACGGGTTTCTGCAGCCATGCGAGCTTGGTCTTCTGGACTTGCGCTAGGAAGTTGTACACTTCGTCGTCTCTGGCGTTGCGCATTTCGTAACAGGATCGCTCGTTCATTTTGAGGCTGTGCAGTAGCCTGAGCAACGAGGGCATCTAATTCGGCTTTCTTGGCTTGGATTTTTTCCCCTAGGCCACCTAGAATACGAATTAAGTCATTCACATCCGCTTCAGCATTTGCTTCTTCTTGAGCGGAGACCGATACATTTGGAGGTGGAGGTTGATTTGCATTTGCACCACCTCCACCCAGGAATTTGGATGCGGTTGCTCGAAGAGAAGAGGCTGCAGATCCAAGAGATGAGAAAAAATTTAGTCCTCCATCCCCACCACCTCCTCGTTGCCGGCGTGTTTTTCTCATCTTCATTCTATATATATCGCATATCTTTTATAAACTCTCGACTCACAAAAGGACTGTCTCCATGTCCAGGAAGAATGGGTAAAATGGCGAGATGAGTGAGTTCTTGATCTTCACTTGCTAAACGTGTATACATGAGAGCGTCCATCGTTCGTGGAAAGACTTTATACACTGGAGAGACGAACCCCGCATCGGACAAGAGAGTTAAGATTCGTTCCAAATCATGAAACGAAAAAATACAATTTATATATGCACCTAATTCGACAACACGTAACGGAGTTACGTTTTCTTGAATTAGTTCAATATACAGCGGCAAAGACTCAGAAACTGCAAATAATTCTTCTAAACATTCTCGTATGGCTGTGTACAGGAAAGATGTATCGCGTAATTCTCGTTTTCCTCCAATTCCACTGATACACGGATATTCCTTCTTTGGCTGATATCCTCCTAAGACATGGGTTCCATTTGTGAATAAGACTCCTGCGGACGAATACTTCATTTAGAGTATAGACGCGCTGTTTTTTTAGACCTTGGTCTAAGGAGGGGTACGTATGTATATAAATGATCACTGGCGATGAACTTCGAGCCGGGATGCTGAAGGATACCGCAACCTTAGAGGAAACGGCGGATGGATGGTTGTATTGGTTCAGTAAGAGGGGAGATCGGTATTTGAAAGATGCGGCGAAACTCGGCTATACCGAGGCGATTCTGGATCTCCCTATTGAAATTGGTCAAACGAAAGATCAGCGTATATTATTGATCATTCAAAAAGGTGTTAAAGAGTTCGTGGAAGGGTGCTTCGTCGGATTCATCGAAGATGAATATGACGGAAAACCGGTGAATAAACTATTTATCTCCTGGAAACCCTAGAACGGCTCTTCTTGCTCCTACTCTTGTTCTTGCGAGTGCGTCTGCCACCAGTCAAGCTCTTTAATCCGTATAAGAGGCCAGCGGTTTTACCCGCTGTGGATCCTAGGATTTTTGACCCAAGATATGCAGCTCCAGCAATTGTACCGCCAACAAGACCCACTGCAGCAGCGCCTGCACCAGCGCCCGCGCCAACAACACTCGCTGGAGCAGTAGCGATCCCTTTTACCGCACCTCGAAGTCTTCTCCGTGTAATACTAAGAGTATCAAAGCCAGGAATATTTTTTTCATACTTGAGTGCATTTATATTTGCCCTGTCGCTCGTAAATACAAGTTCGCCATTATAAATTTTCATTAAGAGATCGTATACCGTCATCGCATAAATGAAGTCTATTTTACTTTGTCTGTACCCAGCTAAGTTTCCAATGGTGGTACATCGTTTGTTCTGGAATAAGCCCAGGCAATCAGAGGTTTGCGCCTTCAAGGTTAAATCTGCCCCTAATTCCATACAATGTTCCAGCATGGCTTTGGATCCTTTTGGAGATTTACGCGCAAGATATAAGACTGGGGTATATTCTCCTCCTTTAACCGAAAAGTAGGTATTAATATTGCCGGGATTCACAAGTTGTTTAAATAAATATATATTATTCTCCTTCATTGCTCGATGAATTTGTTGAGCAAAGGGATCTGTGGGGACATCTTCCACTGGATTCACAGGGGTAATCATCTTAGACGCATTATTAATTGCTTTGATATTGATATTAGATATGTTTACCATTCTAATATAAGAGTAGATTTATATAAGGTTGTATGGATTTAGTTCTTGCGCCTACGAGTCTTGCGGCTACTGCGCCTACTGCTGCGCGTGCTGCGCCTACTGCGCCTGCTCCCCCTCCCAAGCCATCTGAACCAGCTCCTTTTACGCTGATGACCCGCTTCTTCGTTCTTTATAACACCCTCTACACTGTGTTGAAACTCGGAATTACTACCAGAGTTCTCTTCCGCCTTGTGCAAGATAAGTACATCTAAATACGTAGTCAATGATTCATCCTCCTTTTTATTAGCAAGCCAATCGTCAATGGTTGCTAGAACATATTTTTTAAATGCCACATAGTCTCCAGGGTTCTGCCCTGTTTCATCCCACATATCATATATGGTTTCAATATCGTTCGATTGAACTTGTATGGGAGGAGTTTTACGACTCAATACATCTGCGACCAACTTCACAAATGTCGTTTTTTCCTTCTCCCTAGCTTTTTCCTTAAGATCTTGTTCGTGACCTAACTGCTTCTGATGTTCAGCATTTTTTTTACGCTGTGCAACAATTTCAGCATGATGTTCTTTCGCGAATGCTCTCGCGGCATTACGCCGTGCTTTCTCGGCTTCTAAACCAAAAATATTTGAAGGACGAGGTCTCGGGCTTACCGAACCATTCCTTGGCGTAGTTGGTGTAGACATTCTATATCTTTCCTGGAAATTATGCGGGGGTTAGAGGGGCTTCACAATAAACCTAACCTATTACAAAGTATCAGTTTTTAATGTGAGTTTATGGCGAAATCGCCGCTTTCGTAAGGTACTAAGAAGAATTGTAATAGTATGAATCGCGCTTGATTTAGCACATCCTTTTATTTCTTTACACATGGTTTCAAACTCTTCTCGTGTATATATATCAGAGTATGTGTCTAAAAAGGGCTGGGCTGAATCACTTAGAATTGAATAATATAATCCCCTCGCTTTCCAATGGCTTCGCTTCTCTTCAATAGGTTCAGTCTTTTTTAATGGATTTTTTGACATTTGTATAGTGTCGAATCTTGATAGAGTGTGTACTGTTACGACTTTTTTACAGTGATTTAGGAGCTGATCTAATGAAAGTTCACCTTTTATTGTATTACACGATCCGCAACAGGGTCTGCAATTATCAAAAGAATACTTGCGAATAGCATTATTTACTCTGTCTATTCCTATTCCATTTGAATCTTGAAACCCGCATAAATAACATGCAGAACGTGTTAACCAATCCCATTGTTCCTCAGTAAGTTCAAACTCTATATGGCGTGTCTCTTCTGCATCACGTTTATAGGTTGTATAATTCTTATTACATGATCGTTTATAGTAAATTGACCATTGTGTATAAAACTCTTTTGTAGGTATTAGATCCTTTATAAGTATTTTACATTTGTCTACGAAGAAAGATGGGTGATAGAAGTGTTTCATTTTATTACAAGTCCAACATGCTGGAACACAGTTTTCCTTAGTATATCCAATATCATTATTAATACGATCTATACCAATCGTTTCATTTTCATCTCTATGTGTACAGTAATAACATGATCCCGTTACAAGGCCTGTAAATTCATCAAATGATAAATGCGAATCTCCGTGACCTCGGGTCAATGATTCCTTTGTATGAGCTTTATACGAAGACTTCAAATTATTAAGTCTTTCTGTTTTGTAATTTCTAATCCTATCTACTCGCTTTGCATCTTGTGTAGACTGTTTTACTGAACAGTCTTTGCATTTTACAGATTCCTTACCATGATGAGTAATAAATGGTTCAAAATCTTTACTGCACTTTATACACGATCGATATGTTGCATTAACTTCTTGTGCAGCAATCAAAAGTTTTTTTTTCTCCTGTCTACGTTTAGAGTCGCTAATTCTTTTTTTCTCTAAACATTCCTTACACTGTTTAGTATCTGTAACAGGGGTGAAACATCCACGAGGAATATCACAATATTTTACTCCCTTTTCCTTTTCTTCATTATAGTAAATATCACGTTCATGTTTTTTGCAAAAGGTGGTGTTTGTTTTAAACAAACATCCCTCGTGGGAACAGTTTCCTTTTCCCGTTTCTTTGCATGATGAGCATGAAAGACTGCCTTTTTTAATATCTTCGTCTGATAGTATAGTATTACACCCTCTAAAGAAAAATCTACACCAGTGTTTACCTTCAGAAAGGCCGTCATCGTATACCTTATTTCGCGAATGTTTACCACAGTATCCTGTCGGGGATGGGGGAAATGTACACGCTTCTCCTTTTCGAGAGCCTTCGTGGATTATTGCTTTACACGTTGTCATTACTATAATAGTAACGTGTAAAAACTTTAAGTTGTCTACGGATTCTTAGTTGTTAAACTGAACTATATAATAAAATTGTAGACATTCCCAAATTTTGTTGTTTTCTAAATTTTTTGGCTCATTAATTGATACGTGTCCACGGTTATTAATTAGAGTAGGCAAGTCCTCCCATACCACTCATCACCCTCAGCACGTTGTAGTTGGTGGCATACACACGCACCTGGGAGGAGGTGCTCACACCCACGGCGTTGTTGGACACAGTCAGCAGCAGGGTGGTGTTGTCGATACGGGACAAGTTGCAGGTGCCGCTGGGCTGGTGCTGCTCAGGGGACAGAGCAAAGGAGTACACGTTGATACCCACAGCAGGCACGTTGGTGTGGTGCTGGTAGGGCTGCACCTCGTTGAAGTAGCGACCCTCACGCACGGTGAACCTGTCGTGGCCGTTCAGCTGGATCAGGGCAGTCACCACGGGGTTCATGCCAGCCATGCCCTCCACGCGAGTCACGGAGTAGCCAGACTCCAGGCAGGAGCGGTCCCACCAATCGGAGTAGTTGAATGGCTGCTGACCCTTCCATGGGTTGATCACCACGTCATCGCAAGACACGAAGGAATCACGCTGCACCACCCAGATCAGCTCCTTGCAAGGGTGGTTGAAGTTCAGCTTCAGCTTGTTAGAGCTGGAGTTGATGGACTCGGCACCAGTGTACTGCAGGGTCTCGATCAGGTACTCGTGGCTCACCTGGGCGAACTTGCGGCGCTCGTCAGTGTCCAGGTAGATGTAGTCCACGTACAGGGAGGCGGCCACCAGGTTGGCAGAGTTCACGCGGTCGCGGATGGCGTGCAGGTTGTTGCTGGCGTTGGGGGTGTAGTCCCACATCAGGTTCTGCAGATCGTTGAACTGCAGGTTGATGCGCACCTCGTGGTACTGCAGGGCGATCAGGGGCAGAGCCAGACCAGGGTTGCGGTTGAACCAGAACTGCAGAGGCACGTACAGGGTGTACTCAGGTGCGCAGCTCAGCAGGGAGGAGGAGCTCAGGGGCTCACCGCCTGCGCAGTAGTTGTAGCAAGGCTCGCCGCCCTGCACCACCAGGTTGGTCAGCTGGGGCACGTTACCCACCATCTTGGCATAGCCAGCCTGCTTGCCAGCCTCCTGGGTGAGCTCATTCCAGATCTGCAGCCAGTCACCATAGTGCTTGTCGATACGCTGGCCACCGATCTGCAGCTCGACCCAGTCGATCAGATTGTGACCCACCCAGTTCAGCCAGCGGAACTGGGCACCAGAGCCGTCACTGCTAGTCAGAGCCACAGGGGGCAGAGTGGCCTGCAGGTAGATGCGGTGGATTAAGTCACCGTTGCGCTGGATAGTGCAGGTCACCTGGTTACCGAAACGGGGGTTGCCGTTGAAAGGATTCTCAATAGACTCCATGGCAAAGTTGGTGTGACGGCGGTACACCAGCTTGAAGAAGGTAATCTGGGGATTACCGGTTAAGTACACGTCCTGTGCGCCATAAGCTACAAGTTGCATAAGACCCCCTCCTGTCATTTGTTATACCCCCATATGAGAAAAAAAATTTGGAGATCGTGAAAAAAACGGGTAATTTGGCCGGGAGGGTTAGTTTAATTATAAGAATTCTTTAGCCGATACCACTGCACGAGCATGGGTCTAAACGACTGAATTGCTTAACGGTATATGGATATCCCATCAGACATATCTCGACTCGGTAAACGAACCGTGGTCGATGGAAAAACAACCCTTGATAATTTACACCAAATGCAAATGAATGATATGCGCCGGGAGGAAGGATTAGTGAATACGATTGAAGAACATATTGAGCTGTTAAAGGGAGAGTTGGGGAAGGGGACGGATATTGTAACCAGAACCCAACTGGAAGAACGATTACTCTATTTAACCAAAAAGCGTGACGATCTTGCCTCTCGCAGCTCAATGTATGATTATTTCTTCGATACTGGCGAGTTATTATTTAAGTACTATGATCTCCAGGAAAAGATCCAGGGGGGTGAATCCACGGGATCCAAGCAGGTAAAAGTCAAGCCGGGGAGTGTCCTCGCAGCCCTGCGCGACACCACTTCCCCCGAGGTAAAGCCATCCCACCAGCCGGAGGGGAGGGATGTTTTACTGGAAAAATATATGCAAAAGGTGAATCCTGAAAATGCCAAGATGCAGACCAATGTGTCCGAGGATCCCCATGGGATGTGTGAACGGTGCGATCTTGAAATGAAGTTCAGTCCAATCGAAGCTCTCTTTTTCTGCGAACAGTGCGGCTACCAGGAGTTTGTTCTTATTGATAGCGACAAGCCGAGTTACAAGGATCCTCCCCGGGAGGTTACGTATTATGCCTATAAGCGAATCAATCATTTCAATGAATGGCTCGCTCAATTCCAGGCCAAAGAGAGTACCGAAATCCCTGAAGATATTTTTCAAGCGATTTTGGAGGAATTGAAAAAGGAGAGGATTGTGAGTGTAGAAGATATCAAGCAAGTCAAGATCCGTGAAATCTTGAAGAAACTCAAGTGTACGAACTTTTATGAGCATGTGCCATATATATTGAATCGAATCAATGGAAAAACTGCTCCTGTCATGTCAAGGGAGATTGAAGAGAAGCTGCGGTTCATGTTCAAGGAGATCCAGAGTTCCTTTGTGAAACATTGTCCTAAGACGCGCAGTAATTTCTTATCGTATTCCTATGTGCTCTATAAATTCTGCGAACTTCTGGAGCTCGATGATTATTTACAATGCTTTCCTCTGTTAAAAAACAGGGACAAGTTGTATAATCAGGATAAAATCTGGGAGCGTATATGTACCGATCTACGCTGGCAGTTCATTCGGTCGATTTAGGGGGTGATACATCTTATTTCTTTTTACAGGATCCGTCTTTGTTTTTTCCTAATCCTAATGGACATTCTTCCTTGCAAAATCCATCGCTATCTTTTCCGTATGGGCATCGACAGCTTCCATCTTTATTTGTCCCAAAATCACACACTAGTTTACACGATCCGTCTTTCTTTATCCCAATGTGACATTTACAGGATCCATCGCTATTTTTCCCGTATGGGCATTTACATGTTCCATCTTTGTTTGTCCCAAAATCACAGACTAGTTTACACGATCCGTCTTTATTTTTCCCAATGTAACATTTACAGGATCCATCGCTATTTTTCCCGTATGGGCATTTACATGTTCCATCTTTGTTTGTCCCATAATCACATGATTTCTTACTGGTTACAGATACATTAGTAGCTTTACCAGTAAATCCTTCCATTCTCGTCGACATGTTAAAGAGGAGGTAAACGACCAGGGCGAAGATAGCCGCATGCGTAGCCGCTACCATCAGCTTAGATCCTCGTTTAGGTAATCTCAGCAGAATACCAGGAGTCAGCAGGAAGAACAGAACAGCAAGACATAAACTCATATACAGGTTGAACATTTTACAAGAGGAAGAGAAAATCTGGGAGCGTATATGTACCGATCTACGCTGGCAGTTCTTTTAGTTAATTTAGACTTATGCTTTTACACAGACACCGCTTACCTTTTTCTGTCCAGCTGGACATGTGGCAGATAATGTTGCTTTTGCATTTCCTGTATTTGCACCCTTCACACCCATACCACCACTCGCAGATCCACCTCCTGTTTTTGTCTGAATCGCTTGAAACCCTTCATAAGCCTTCCACCCCATCTTATGCATCAACTGGAACACTAAGACGAAGACAACTGCATGAGTGGCAGCCACCATCATCTTAGATCCTCCCTTGGGTAAGCGCAGCAGAATACCAGGAGTCAGCACGAAGAACAGAACCGCGAGACACAGAGTCATACAGAGGTGGAACATTTTACAAGGAGTGGAGAAAATAAGTTACATAGGATTTTTCACATCCTTTTCTGGCTCATCCTTTTTTGGCGCATCCTCAAACATCTCATAGCCATAAATGGCCTTGGATACCATCTTGTAGGTGAAGTGGTAGACTAAGGCAAAGACCACCGCGTGAGTGGCAGCCACCATCACCTTAGATCCTCCCTTTGGCAGGGTCAGCAGAATACCAGGAGTCAGCACGTAGAAGAGAGCGGCGATATAAAGACTCATGTACAGGGAAAACATTTCTACCAGGTCTCTAGTTTTTCCGCACAGCCTTTGCCGATGCAGAGCGGCAGAAGCAAAAGCCGGAAGCCGTAAAAGTTGACCGATTCATCGGCGCATCGAATCCGTCCCACCATGAGTCTCGAGTTGATCCTTGGTCCTATGTTTGCAGGAAAATCTTCCACCCTTCTTCAGCGTATCGGACGCGCTCATTCTCTCGGATGGAAGACCTGTATTCTTACCTCAAATCTTGATACTCGCTACGATTCTTTCGGCACGAGTATCTATACGCATACCGGTGAACGACTCTCAGCTGTCGGGGTGAAAACCTTGACGGAGGCCTTAGATCTCGATGAGTATGCTCAGGCGAAGGTTGTCTTTATTGACGAGGCGCAGTTCTTCCCTGATCTCTATACCGTCGTAATGCGAATGGTCGAGGAGGATGGGCGTCATGTGACCGTCGTTGGGTTAGATGGGGATTGGAAGAGAGAGCCGATCGGACAGATGCTCCAGCTTATTCCTAAGGCTGATTCCTATACCAAACTCACCGCCTTATGCAAGCTCTGCGGCGATGGAACATCTGCCGTCTTTAGCATGAAGACAGTCACAGATGATCAGCAAATCGCTGTTGGGGGTGCGAATACCTATAAGGCGGTCTGCAGGAAACATTTCTTGACAGCACAATAAGTGTAATCAATAAGTCTAATCCGTCTTCGTTCCAGAAGATGCATTAGATGCTTTGATCGGTTGATCTTTTTATGCTTAACGTACCATGGGGAATCCTACCAGGTTTGCACCGATACCTAAGCCAGCGCCCTGTCTAGCAGTCACGCCGATGGAGGGGGAAAAGATATCCAGCACAGCAAACACGGCAGCAGCCGCGATGGTCACGGACACGATCTCATCCATGGGCAGGGGCTTGCGAGGGATGAAAAACAGAGCCAGGGCAACAGCGACACCTTCCACAACATACTTGATGAGGCGGGTTAACAGATCATTCATGTCCATTCTATCTATATTCTGGTAAAAGATTTTTTGAGTGGTTTCTCCTAGGTCTAAAGGGTATTCAGCCTAGTTGTTTAGAATGAGTACCGAGCCTGCCGAAGACTATTTGCTCGAGGATGCAGAACTCCCTAGCCAGAAGGTGGTGCTTCTGAGTTTTCTTAGCCCGGAGAAAGTTCTGGCGAACAAGGATATCTTTATGTTCAAGAAGTTCCTGGCAAACTACGATCTTCAGTGGAAGACCGTGAGGCTCGAGCAGTGGATGGCCGAGCAGTTTCGCACGGTGAATGCCAAGCTGGAGACCCTTGCCGGTAATAGCGAGACGAAGACAAAGGAGGAGATTGTTGAGGAGATAAAGGCCAGCCTTCTGCGCCCAGATCTTTTTGTCGAGAGCTACCAGGCGTACGTAAAGCAGAACCTGGCTGAGATGAAGACCCAGAAGCTTCAGGAGGATTATGACGACTTCTTGTTTGCGAACTCTGCCAAGCTGGAGGAGGAGTTCTTCGCACTGAATGAGTTTCGCACCACTATGCGCGGAATCAAGGTGCGCGGCGTGTTTGCCACGGAGGCGGAGGCATCCATTCGCGCCAAGAGGCTCCAGAAGTCCGATCCCTCCTTTAACATTTACCTGGGGAGTGTCGGGAAATGGATGGCCTGGGAGCCCGATCCAAATAAGGTCGGCGAGAGCGAGTATGCAAACGACGAGCTCAATAGCCTGATGAAGAAGTATCGCGAGAATGAGGAGGCTCGTGACCAGTTTTACACAGAGCAGAAGAGGCAGAAGCAGGGCGTGGTGTCTGTAACAGAGCCTAGTGCTTCTGCTTCTGCAGGAGTAGCAGCAGGCGAAACCTCTTATGAGGGGATGTTCGCTGGTCCTGCAGATCTTGCCATGGAGCGCAAGGCGGAGAGGAGGGCAGCCAGTTCCAGTGAGACTCTGGATTAGGATTCGTAGGGATTAGTCGATTCAATGAATCAAATAGGTCTATATACTGCATATGTCATATGAAGTCTATAGGAAAGCCGCCTAGGTTAATTTGTCAAATGTGGACGGTTCAGAATATGCGCCTGAAGATTCTGCTTGGTCTTCCGTATCCTGTTCATACATGCGCAAGCGTTCCGTCTTTGCACAGAATCCATTAATGCATTTCAACCCAACGTCGCAAGGAGCATTCACTCCACATTGCACAGCATCAGTAAAGGATTCCATAATATTCAGTCGACTATGGGCAAAGACAAGGATCAATCCCAGGACGAGAATGAGAAGAAGAGTATTGACCAGATCTCTCGTGAATATCATCGAGTACTAGTTGAAGCAGCTAAAAAAAGGGCTTAGAATTTCTTCACATTGATCATGGGTCCCTTCAAGCGTCGATTTGCTGATGGATCGTATTGATTTCCTTCCTCAGGATCCTTTTCCTTGTAATGTTCCATCGAATGTTTCCAAAATTCCGGGGCACCGATTTGAAACTCTCCATGCATCTCCGCCTTGTACCAAAAGACAATATCTTCCAGCTTGTTGCTCTGGGAATTATTGTTCATCACAATACATTCGTAATTCTGTGTACACTGATCCATGACTTGGCAGAAAAATTCCAAGCTGGGGAAGGCGCTCCCGAAATTCTCAAATATACGTTTCCTGTTTGTCACATAGGGTTCTCGTAAAATGAAGCAGTAATCCACATTCGTTCTCAACATAGGAGGGATACCAAGGGGATATTGCATAGTAATCAAGAAGAACACCTTTAACCAACGCCCGTTCAAGAAGAGATAGCGAATATTCCTGTCGTGTAACCAAGTGTCGTCGTATAAACAATCGTCCATAATCAAAAAGGATCGTGGATCAGTTCTCGATGTCCCCGTCGCTTCAATCTCCTTTTGCACCTTTGCCATGATTAACTTTTGCCTCTTGCAGAAATTGGCGATAATAATGGGATTGTAGTCTCCATGAATGAACAGAGGAGGAATGAGTTTCTTGTAGAATTGATTGGATTCTTCTGTTCCACTAATTACCGTTCCCAGAGGCATGGCTTGGTGATGAAACAGTAAGTCACGAACCAAGGTAGATTTTCCCGTGCGGCGACGTCCAATAAATACACATACCGCATCCTGGGGAATCATTTTCATATCAAACTTCCGGATATTCACATTGAGAGCGGCACTCGCATCGGTCATTGCAAATCTCCTTTCGTGTACATATTATTTGCGGTTAATTCTCCGAGAACTATCCAATATGTCATGATAGATGGATTCATGTTTAAATCAACCTATTGAAATCTCGTTACCTGTATGGAAAAAATACAGTCGTGTTCCTCAGATTCCTGGGTATAGTCAGATTTCCACTCGTCTTCCTATTCTGGAACCTATTCTCGGAAGTCTCCCAGAGCATGAGGGGCAATTGCAATCGGATGACTACTTTGCACGAGTGCACTCCTTTGACGGAAGCGGGGAATGTATGGTGGAAACGGCATCGAAGAAAAAGTGCCCAGCCTATTGCAAGGTCACTCATATTTTAGATCCGGTTCGAAAGATTCAGGGATATTACGATCATGCTGTTAAAGGGGAGGAGAGGAGGAAGCGGAAAACAGCAGTTCCCGTGAACCAAGCCTACATTGATTTTATGGCCAATTATCTCATGGGTCAGCTGCGCGAGAGAGATGTGTCTCCCCATTTTTGCTTATTTTATGGAGGGTTTCAAGGAATCGCCGATAAGTACAGGTATAATATTACCGAATCCTTTGAATCCTATCGCCACTATAAGAAGTTCTGGGAGAAGAGAGATAAGGGGTACTTTTCTCTGTACATGACCCACGACGACGAAGAAGTGCCTGAGGAGGAGGTGAATCTTCAAACCCCTCTCCACACTCGTTCCTTTTCCTATTCAACGGACAAGACGGAGGTCTCGAGTGTATCGAGTCATATTTCTTTACTCGAGTATGCCGGAGCAGATGACTGTCAGAATGAATTAGAATCTGTCTCTAGTTTTCCTTCTGGATCTGGCTCTGGGTCACAATCCGAAAATAGTTCCGATATTGATGATGATTTGACCCGTGTATACTCTGAATTTACCAACTTTCCTACCGTCCTCTTATTCCAAGAAAAGATGGATGGGATTATGGATACCTTGCTGGATGAAGTGGACGAGGCCTTCGAGGAAAAGTGGACAGCGTGGACCTTTCAAGTGATCGCCGCCCTCTGCGTCGCCCAGGCGACGTTTGGATTAACTCACAATGATTTACATACCAATAATATCTTATATAGTAATACGGATATCGAGTTTTTATATTACACCACTCGCGATGGATCTGTGTGGAAGATTCCTACCTATGGACGTATCTTGCGGATTATTGATTTCGGTAGATCGGTCTTTCGCGTTGGGACGAAATGGTTTGTTACCGATGATTTTGCAAAGGGAGGAGATGCGCAGGGGCAGTATTCCTTTGGAGACTATAAAGTGAATTCTGGGACAATTTATCCCAATCCATCTTTTGATCTGTCTCGCTATTCCGTCAGTATTCTGGAAGCTCTCTATCCCGTCTTTCCTCAACCAAAGGAGGATGGTGCAATCTTAAACCAGGAAGGCTGGATAGTGAAGGAAAGTGTGTCTCCCTTGTGGAATTTACTCTGGTCGTGGCTCATTGATGACGCGGGGCGAAATATTCTCCGCGAAGAAGATGGCACAGAGCGATTCCCTGACTTTGATCTGTATGAACACATTGCTGAACATGTGTTTACGGCGAAACCCCAGGAACAAGTGCGGAAGGATATTTTCAAGCAATATTCTTTTGCACGAAGCGATGTTCCTGAAGGTGTGAGGGTGTATTCCCTGTTTTGTTAGATCATCCGTCTAAAATATCTCCCTCCACTAGTATGGCAAAGAAATCGTATAGATATATCTATATGATTTGTTTTAGTGTACTTCTATGCTTAGCAATCGTTCTCCTCTTTAGCGGAACAACAGAAGGATTTCAAGGGAAAGCATCCATCGATCTAGTGGTTGCACGGTACGAAGAAGATATATCCTGGGTGAATGAATTACCAATTGATTCGTATTCTCAAGTCTATATTTATAACAAGGGAAGTGACAGTGAATTTTCTATACCTAAGAGTACCGTGATACCTCTTCCGAATTATGGCCGAGAATCTCATACGTATTTATATCACGTCATTCAGAATTATGATAGATTATCTGATGTAACATTTTTTGTACCAGGTTCAGGATGGCATAGAGATGATAAAAAGAAGAGGATTGAGAGGATTGCCGATTATCTTAAGACAACGACCAGTTCGGTAATAATAGGACATCGAGAAGAAAACTATATTAAAACAACGTATGATTTTTCAATTGATACTTGGGAAGTAACAAATGAGGCAAATAGAAAGAAAAATTCTGATACAAGATTAATCCCTGCGCTTGACAGACCCTTACGTAACTGGTTTGAAAAGCGGTTTCCAAATGAATCTATTACGTTTGTATCCTATACAGGCATTTTTGCAGCTTCCCGTGAAGATATACGGAAAAAACCCAAAGAGTTCTACGAAGCTCTCTTTCGCGAACATTTACATACAAATCCTGAAGTTGTCCATTATTCAGAACGTCTGTGGAAAAATATTTTTTCCATCGATGATACACACTGTATAAGCTAATATATTGCTTTTTGTATTGCATAGTAACCATTGGATTTCTTGCATTCATCTGATTGAGAAGGGAATGCATCTTCCCAGCGTTGTTTCCAAAGTTTGATGACATGGGGTGGTTTTTTATCCAATAGTTGTTTGATTTCATCGGTAGTCTCTTTCCATGCTCCATTTGCAAACATATGCGATTCCCCTGGATCTTCACAATTTATATAGGGGACAGCATCCCACTCCTGTTTAAATCGCGCATCAGTTTCATATAGAGTTTTAACGAGAGAATCCATCCAGAAATAATTATCGGTTGATGATCGGGTTTTCCAGTAATCATCGCATGCTTGTTTCCACGTTGTTATGATATAAGAATTTGCTTTCGAAACAATAAACCACGATGCGGGTCCCTGAGTTCTATCCATTCCTCCACCATTACCATGATACATCCAAAACCCGGAAGATTTTATAGTTGGATATACCCAAGAATCAAGAGGTCGCATACATAATAACGTCGCATCTGCCCATACACCCCCATATCGCTGTAAGACGGATAAACGGATTATATCTGATTTTGCTTGTGGAGTAATAGAATCTTTGTATATATAATCTATATCAACGTAGCTAGATAGATTCTCTTCGGTTAATAAGTGTATAGTCCATCCTGGATTTTTTCTTTCCCAGGAGCGTTTTACTTGTTGAATAAGCCAGGGCGGAGACTCCCAACCTTGGAGCCATAAGAGCCATATATTTTTCTCAAGATGGGAGGTATCAAACCCTTCCTTTTGCGGTATAGAGTAGAAGAACAGAATACAAAGAATAAATGCTACTGTATACAGTATATATCTATATTTATAGATCTGTCTAGTTATGTGTCTAGACATTCTACATAAAATGCAGAGATAATGTTATTGTTCCTATGACTCATACGAAAAATATCATTATATAGGGGGCTTAGAATCTCGCAGGACCCGTTTGTAATTCAATATCGACAGGAGCTGCCACGGAAACGGCGGCGGTGGTGGTATCAATGAGAGAATCGATGGATTCTGGTAAAAACATATACATCGCTGCAGTGGCGAAGGCTCCTAGGCAGAAATCACGTAGAATCGGGCGAACCTTCAGGGGCTCGGATGCTTCTTTGGTAGAGGCTTGGTAGATATAACTTGCAAGGGCAATAAGTACTCCTCCTGCAAGAACTGCTTTCCATGCACCGGACTTTGTGAAATCCATTCTACCGCAGATATATTTTTGCAAATGGTGGTCTGTACGCGGTTGCCCTTATTCTAACTGCTCGTCAAATTCCATAGGAAGTTCTTCCTCGTCTGCAAAAGGAATCTCGTCGGCGAACGGAATATCTTGAAGGCCGTTCTCTTCGAGGGTGTTGGAATCAAAGAGGACGTGATTGTTCGAAAAGCTCACGCTTGGCTTTGTATCAAGATTGATCACCATGGGCTCGGTCTTGGGTTCAGGCTGGGGCTCAGGCTTTGGCTCTGGCTGGGGTTCTGGCTGGGGTTCTGGCTTTGGCTCTGGCTGGGGCTCTGGCTTTGGCTCTGGCTGGGATTCAACCTGATCCTCGACTTGGGGGAACTCGTCAAGCTTGAGCTCAGGATCAATCTTAAGCTCCTTGACTTCTACCTTTTCCTCCACCTTTGGCTCTTCCACCTTCTCTACCTTCTCGGCCTTCTCCTCAACCTTCTCCTCCTTGGCCTTCTCCACATTCTCTTCAACCTTCTCCTCCTTGGCCTTCTCCTCCTCCACATCCTCCTCGTGCAAATAGTCGCGCAGGATAGATTTCACCGGTAACATTCCCATAATCGCCTGAGAGATTGCCCCATATAGCAAGGTCGACACTTGGCGAAGATTCTTCTGGGTTTCAATACTATTCGTCTCAGCAAACAAGTACGCATTCGTCCAGAGAGTGCGTGCACATTCGGACAAGACGCGATGTAAAAAGTGGTCGATCTTGGGAATGGTAATCTGAAGTTTCTTCTGCTTCGTCGTTAAGCGAATAGAGGACAGAACCTTCGTCTGAGCAACAAACACTGCCGTAACTAATTCTTCCAAATAGTCACATGGACAATCATTCTGCAGCTTCGTCGTCTCGCGTATCACCTTATCCTGATTCCAATCCGGAATTCCCTGTAACAGAGTTTGAAATTGCCACAGCACCTTATTCGGTGTCGGGGCTTCCTGTTTAGCAGTATTCAATAAGTCTAAGATATATGTTTCTAAAGTAGGAACCAGGAACGAACACAGCTGACGAGAAAATTCTCCTCGCGCCTCTCCATATACGGAAAAATCTCCAGATTCTGCGCTCATATTCTAGTCTATACAGATGTACAGAACCCTTGATTATAACCGCATACTTTGTAAATACAGCAAGCGCGCCCAAGGAGATCCTCCTGCTCCAACTGCACGCAAAGCCAGCACCGCTTCCTCCCACAACCTCTCATCCTGTAAAAAGGATTGGATCTGTTCGATAGGATTTTCTCCCTTCAAAAACGATTCATTCAAGCTTGCCGAGGCAAGTTGTTTCACAGGAGGATTCGCCGTTTTCCGAAACGAGTTCGTTCCCACGGGTTGTTTCCATTCACATCGCGATTGAATTGCTGGAGTTATACGATTTGGATCTCTGCATTCCAAAATACATTGTACAGAAGGAGACACGGTTTCCAAAATTCGCCGTAAAAAGGCCTGGGATTCTGGAGTTAAATCGTCCGCCCCTTCGATCCATACAAACATCGGTTCTTGACTTCTTACTTGACGATGGAGAGATTCGCGCCCTTCTCGTAAAGTGCGATCCGTTCGTGCATTCCAATGGTAGAGTTTTGCTTTACATTGCCGAACGTGCGAAAGGATCCAGGTGGTCTTTCCACATCCTGGAGGACCATATACCAGCCATGCGGGTTGAGGCATCGCTGTATCTCTTAGTACAGCGAAGTGTCAATTTAGACCTGCATTTATTTCCGCTTACTTCCACGCGTTCAAATGAAGACTCTGCATTAATGGATTATCCTGTGTCGATTCAATGATTTCACGAGTATTGCGTTCGGCGGCAGTATCGAGATTCAGAGGAGCTCTGTATTTGACCCGACCAATATCAGACGCACCGGGTCCAAAATCAATACTGCGATTCACTGTCAGTTCGCGTTCATTGCGAATATCGGCATCCAATTTCCTGGAGGTTACATTGGGCTCATCGCCCTGGAACACCTGGATATTTCCTCCCATCGATTCCCTCCCCTTGGCAATGACCTGTTTATTAGGATTCAGAGTCATGTTATAGGCGAAGCCTTTGCTCATCATCCGCTCATTGGCGGATTTAGGTGCGCCCGTGTAAGCAGACTTGGCTGAGATCTGTGCCTTCTGGGTGGGGCGAGCAATATCCTCAGGATCATAGGCAGTCAGACGGGTTGGTCCATCCGCAATGGCCATAATACCGAAGCGATCATTGTGAATGGTTCCCTCGCGAACTGTAGTGCGAGCAATATCGCTGGGATCCCAGACAGTGATGGCGGGTGCTCCATTGGCGTATCCAGTTGCATTCGCCGCCTGATGAATGTTACCTACTGTTTCGCTACGGCGCGTGGGACGAGATTCATCCTCATAGTGAGTAGTTACAGCACCCGCTTCGGCGGGACTTAAATTCAAGCCCATGACACGATCACCGGTATAAAAGCGTTCATTTGGGCGGGCATCGTAGGAACTCTTACCATAATCATCGGCGGTACTGGAGGCATATTGACTTCCATCAGCATTTCTGTAGCCGGCTCCTCCAAACTGATTCCCTGTTGGCTTCTTGTAACTGCCCACCACGTAGTTCATTCCAAAATCCTGGCTTGCACCAGGACCCTTGTATTCCACACTCGTTTCCTGGCGATTTGTGTCAGGCATGATTTGGATGGGGCGGGTCATTTCCTTCGTATATTCGCCCTGGCCTGCAATGCCAATATGCTTTCCATCCTCGTCGCTGTAAAAGGCGTCTGGGCGGTACTTTCTCACTTCACCGGGGTTTTCAGCGGATTTCCCGATAAACTGCTGTCCTTCCACGACAGGCATGCTGTAGGTATTTTTAGGGTTTGTCTTCACACGTAAATCTTCAGTCTTACGAATATTCTTCATCATAAACTCATTCACCTCGAGCTGCTGGAATCCTCCCTTTCCTGTGGAACCGTAGCCTTCATTGATGGCGGGAGCCACGCGCACTTGCTCAAAGGGTTTCTCGCCGGCGCGGTTTCTGGGTTCATTGATGCGACTGTGAACGAAATCAGAGGACGCCTCGAGTCCGTAGACATTGCCAAAGGGGGTTTGGGTATTATCGAACATTTGCTCGACCTCTTGTTTCTTGACCTGGGTGACTCCAGAACCTGTGTAGCGATCGAGGCGGCCAGAATTTGCTTGGGAATCGACATTCTGGCGAACTCTGGCACCGAAGAAGGGCTGCATGTTATTGTGAGTAAAGTCCTTGGAGGGGAGTACCTTGCCAGACAGGCCACTGGTGATGTATTCTTCGTCAAGATAGTTCGGAGTGAGTTCTTTTCCACCAGGGTTCATCATGACATCGGGTGTGGCAGCCTCGATGGGAATTGGGGTGGGGAGTTTCTTAACGCCGGATGGATTTGGTTCAATGGGTGGAGTCGTTAGACCCATGAGACCCTTGTACATGAGATCGAGTTCTGCGGCGGATCCTCGAAGACTGGTATTTGGATTCCCGTCTGTTGCCTGGGTATTACCGAAGGGTTCTTTCTTGGGTTCTCTGTTACCGAAAGCCTCCTTCACAGGAACTTCACGACGAGCAATAGGGTTTGTTCCACTAGGTTTGGTGGGATAGGGACCAGCGGGGGTTGTGCTTCGTGCGAGCCAGAGACCGACTCCTCCTAAAACTGCTAGGACTCCTAATTCCATACTAACAAGTGACGAGTAAATAGACATTACTGTAGCCGAGGTTGGGCAGACACTTGTTTGAGTACCTCTTCCGTATAGGTACCTTTTGCGGCCTCGTGCGTCTTAAATCTGTACTTATCGACATCCCTGGACGGAATGAAAAAGTCAAAGGGAGTCTCGAAGGTTTCTTGGGGATTGTGGAGAGGATACTCCCAGCGGTTCCAGCCAGTGGCGCGAAGGGTGCAGGGGGGATTTGTTAAATGATTGAAAATATGAGGGGAACTTTCATCAGGAGCATTTTCCAGGGAGCGTTGATTGACTGGATTAGTGGCTGGATTGTACAGCAGCTCATTCTCTCTCCATCGAGCGGATGGGCGACCAATACCCATTAAATCAGACTCGACCTCTGTCTTCCAGAGACCAGAGACCCAGCTTGCTCCGGATTGTTGAAGGCGGGTGGTCGTATCAACAGGGAAACTGGTAGGGCAATTCCGAAAGGGAACGAAAGCATATGTTCCAGCATATGATGTGATTCTCATGTCGTCGGCTTGATGTACATCATCCCACTTTGACCGTGTGAAGGCTGTCTGTCGGGGCGTACACATCTCTACTAGTACTTTTCAGGACGATTACATACATCCACGGCAAAGGGTTCAGGTGCAAGAGTGGCTGGGTATGCCCACATTTGGGAATACTTGAGCGGGGTGCCTGATGTATTGATTGTCACGCTTTGCTTAGGAGTCTC